AACTTAAAAATAAAAAACCTATAAAAAAATGGGAGCATTATTAGAAAGTGGATTAGTTGGTAACATCGGTCTTAAGCACTTGAAAGTTATCAAAGAAGACACAGTAAACAAATGGGACAAATTAGGGTTCCTTGAAGGTCTTAAAGGCCACCTAAAAGAAAATGTTGCACAATTGTATGAAAACCAAGCGTCACATTTAATTAACGAAGCATCTTCTACGGCAGATTCAGGTTCATTCGAGACTGTGGTATTCCCTATCATAAGACGTGTGTTCTCTAAATTATTGTCTAACGAAATCGTTTCTGTACAAGCTATGAACTTACCAATTGGTAAATTGTTCTATTTTGTACCACAAATCCAAGGTTATTCGGGTGGTTCAATCACTCAAAACGTTGGTGTTACTTCAGGTGACCACTACGCACCTGTAGGTTCTCCTGGAAACTATCCTGGTGACCCTAACTCAGGTTATGCAACAGGTAATGGTTCTTATAACCCAACTTATGCTAAAAACCTTTACGATTTATTCTACGAAGGAACTGAGCCAGGTCTTGACCCAGCAGGTTTATTCGATTATTCTAAAGGACGTTTTGTAACTTATACATCTGCAACACCTACAGTTGCTTGGTCTGGAGGAACTTTAGTTCCATCAGGTTACACTCTTTTTGGACAAGTTGCGGCTAATAAAACTGAATATAGAAAAATTATTGTTGCACTTTCAGGTTTAACTTCAGCTGGTATTGGTAAATTAATTGGACCTGACGGACAAGAACAAGATACTGAATCTTTCTTATCTAATTTGGTTCTTTATACTGATAACGCAACATGTGCGTCTGACTTAAATACTAATACATATACACCACTTTTATATCGTGTTGTAACTCAAAAGTATGGTCAAGCTATGTATGGTCCTCAGTACACTTCAACTCAAGCTGCGTTCCCTGGAGCACAAACTACAGGTGGAAATGGTGGTTATTATGATAACGTGTGTAGTCAAACAGGATTTATCTATTTAGAGATTGATACTCAAGTTCCAGCATGTATTGCATGTGGACAATCAACTCCTGATGGATATTCAGGTTCTTCATTAACTAACTCACAATGGTCGGCAACTACTTCTTCAGGTAATGCGTTTACTAACATCAAAGCGGCTTGGAGACGTTACGAAGAGTTAGAATTTGAAGATAAGATTGGTGAAGTTTCTTTTGACCTTGAGTCAGTTACTGTATCAGTTACAGAAAGAAAATTAAGAGCACAATGGTCTCCAGAAATGGCACAAGACGTTGCAGCGTTCCACAACATCGATGCTGAAGCTGAATTAACAGCTTTATTATCTGAACAAGTGGCAGCTGAAATTGACCGTGAAATTTTACGTGACTTACGTAAAGGTGCAGCTTGGACATTACGTTGGGATTACAACGGATGGAAGCGTCTGAACAACCAATCAACTCCTTACACTCAAAAGGACTGGAATCAAACGTTGATTACTGCAATCAACCAAATTTCAGCTCAAATCCATAAGTCTACTTTAAGAGGTGGAGCTAACTGGATTGTTGTATCTTCTGAAATCAGTGCTATCTTTGATGACTTGGAATACTTCCACGTATCAAATGCGGCTCCTGAGCAGGACCAATTCAACATGGGTATTGAGAGAGTTGGTACATTAAGTGGTCGTTACCAGGTATACCGTGACCCATACTTCCCAGCTAACACTGTGTTGATTGGTCATAAAGGTACTTCTTTATTGGATACTGGTTACATTTACGCTCCATACGTACCATTACAATTAACTCCAACAATGTATAACCCATTCAACTTTACTCCAATCAAGGGTATTATGACACGTTACGCTAAGAAGATGGTTAATAACCGTTTCTATGGACGTATCATCGTTGATGGTGTTCGTACATTCGATTTGAATGAATTAAGATAATCTTATCTTAAGAGATAATAAAAAAGGTCAGAGAAATCTGACCTTTTTTTATTTAGATAAAATTCTGAGTGATTTAGATAATACTTCAGATTCTTCCAATGAGTATATACCTCTTAAAAATGAATATTTAACTGCTTCAATTAGACATAGTTTTGCCTGTTCATCAGTTAGATTAGAGATAAAATCATTTAAACCATCTGACGACCTATATTCGATGGAATTAAATAGTGTGCCACTATCATTTAAGTTATTTAATTCATTTATAATTTCTGATTTTAATTTGTCTTCTTCTAAATGTTCCATAGTGTTAGATATTTATGTAAATATAAACAATTTTTTTGGTTATGAAAAGTAATATAATTTTAGAAATTCTTAAAAAACTAACTCAATATGAGGAACATTTAAATGAAGCAATGTCAACTTCAACTGTTGGTGGCACATATAAGCCTCCGATTAGACCAGGAATTAGAAAATGGTTTGATAAAAATTTAATGCCATTTATTGACCCTGTATCTGATTATGTTGATGCCGAAATAAATTACGATTCATTAGATGGTCATGTTAAAAAATCTAAAAAAGAAATTTCTAAAAAAGAAAAAATTGCTAAACATATTAGAGATAAGGATTATAGACAAGATGCACCTGATGAAGGAGATGATGAATATGCTTACGCACCATTTAAAATGCATAAACCAGATTATCAAGTCGATTCGGTGAATGAATCGAAAAAAGATACTAATGAGGATTTAGGTGTTTGGTTTGGAACTAAGAAAAAACCAAAAGGTAGTAAACAACCTAAAGGTCCATGGGTTAATATTTGTAGTAAAAAAGATGGTAAACATCCGCCATGTGGGAGACCTGAAGGTGATACGAAGGGTTATCCTAAATGTAGAGCGGTAGGTGTTGCGGCGAAAATGTCTGATTCACAAAAACAAGCCGCTTGTCAACAAAAAAGAAATGCTGAAAAAAAAGATACTCAAACGGGTAAAGGTCAGAAACCTGTTATGACATCGTATAAACCTAAAAAGAAAAAGACCAACGAATCGGTCTTAATTTCTTTAATTAGAAAATCTTTAGGTTAATAAATACTTTTACTAACTCTGATACCTGGTCTAAGAGGTTCATAAGTTCTTTCAGGTCTTGAATATTGTCCTGTACTAAATTCAGAATTTAATGCTTCTAAAGCACCTCTATATCCACCTGTTTCATCTGATAATAATCTATCAATAACATCTTGAATTAAACTTCTATCAAGTCTTCCGTATTCTGGTTCTTCTGACATTTCTCTTAATGCTTTTTTAATTTGTGTATCTAACTTTGACATGATTTTAATATTAACAATTTATTTTATTATAAATATTATCAAGTGAGTGATTAATTTGAGTTTCTAATTCTTTTTCAATCTCCATTGCTCTAAATTCCATTTCTTTACGGAATGTGCCAACCAATTTATCCCATTGAGTTTTACTCAATTTAATGAAATAACTGTATGTATGATTAGTTACAGTAACTTGTCCACCATCCATAGTAACAAAAATACCTAATTTATCATTACGGATATATTTCTTATCGGATATGGGAGCGATTATGAGTTCAGAATCTTCCGAATGAATGAGTTTTCTACATATGGTGGAACATTTCCTCACGTTTGACATATAAATGTCAAATTCGGTGTTATCTCGGTCTAATCGACGTAGATATAGACGATACTTAATCCACAGTTTTTTAATTATAGTCATGTCATTTATGATTTGACTACAAATATACTATGATTTTTTAATAATTCAAAATTTTTGATTAACAATATGCTCCTGAACAACGTTTTTTTCCGTCCAATCCTGGTTTTGTACCTTTACATACCTGTACCGCATAACCATTAGCATATGCTGAAGGATAAACATCAAATTTAGATTTAGCCGCGGCTTTACCACGTGCACAAAGTTTAGTACCCGTTTTCTTACGACCTTCATACATTACTTCCACAGCGTCATCACTACTAAAATCTTCACCCTCTATTTCATTCATAATAAAATCAAATACTTGGTCCATATTATTTTTAGCTTCGGCAATATGGTCTTGAGCCCAATCGTGTCCATTATCTAAAATAGATTCTATCATTTGTTTATCTTTACCAAGTAGTATTTCACATTGGCGTTTCATTTGTTCTAAGTTAGAGAAAAACATGTATCTTTGATTTTCCTCTTTAAGTACTTTTTTAATTAAATTGTCTAAGTTTCTCATATTACGCCATCATATCATCTTCTTTTAGGTCATTACAGACTACATCTAAAAACACTTCAATATCGTGCTCTAAACCTTCATAATCTTCAAATACATTTGTTCCTTCAGTTGTATTTTCAAACATACAAGTTTGGAAATTACCTTCTGTATCACAATAAATTTCGCCATAGTAATCACTATCGTCAACTGTTAGATATCCTGTATGTATTTTTTCATCTTCAGTATCTTCAGTTGACTCATATCTAAATTTAAACGAGGGCATTCCTGGAAATTCAAAAGACCAAAAACCACCTGCCTTTGTCATAAAATCATCTTTAGATGATGGTTCATCTTCAATTGAAATTCCCTTAGTAAATTTCTCAAGAGTTTTTCTTTCTTCAGGTGTGATTGATTCCATACCTGATTGACTTATTTTATCTAAAATCATGTCAATCTTATCTTCACCGGGTGATAAAGCTTCAGATAAAACAAATTTTAATAATTTAATATATTCGTTTTCTTTTAATACTACTTTTTTCATTTCTTATCAACTATTTGGAATGTTAGTGTTTTTTTATAAGTATCTACTTCACCTGAAGTAAGTACTTTAATATCCACATTGTATTCATTTGGTATTTTATCTCTTGTATCAAATATGAAATAATATTCATTAGACGCTCTATTAATTTGAGTCCAGTCTTGAACTTGAACTTCCGTTGTTCCTTCGTTAACATATATTCTATAATATGCGGTAACTGGTGTTAATACTTGATTTGATGTATAAGCCTTTTTAATTATAACACCAACTTTTCGTAAATCAGTATTTAATATTTTTTCATCTTGTTTGATACCGTAAAAATCAAATCCAAATAACTCAGGGTCTCTACTTTGTGTTCCTAATGTAAAATACCCTTGATAAGGTAATACAGTTAAATCATTAACCACATTAGGTAATGAAACACCGTCATAAACTAAATTAGACCAAGTATCCGTAAACATACATGGGGTTGTTACAGTTATTCCACTTGTTGTTATTTGATAAACACCTTGTGTTATTTGACAACCTGTGTATGTTCCAACAACATTACCCTGATTATTCTCAAGAGTAACAATAGGTAGATTATCTAAACTTGTTGGAACACCTCCAATATAAGAGTATAAATAAAGTTTATTATTGTTGTGAGAATAAAATGAATTTCTATTATCTAATATTAAATCGTTATATGAAGTTTCAAGAAACGGCTCATAAAATGTTTGAGTATGTCTTGTGAAGAATCCAACAGAGTAATTTTCAGTTAACCCTGTTAAATTTTCTAATTGAGGTAAATAAGCAATACCCCATCCTGTAAATCCTGTTGTAGAACCTGTAAGATACTGATTAATTTCATTTGTCATATCAAACTCAATATCTTCGTTACCAAATTCAAAGTGCTGAGTATCAACGATAATTAAATCTGAATAATCAACATTACCACCAGTTGTATTATTATATATTCCATTAGTACTCCACCCACTTAATGTTGTTCTTTGATACCAATTTGAAGGTCTTTGAGAGTATGATTTATCCTGAGGTAATGTAATAGGTGTTAATAACCCATTTGATGAATTGAGTGTGTTTTGAACATCATAATAATCATAACCAACTCCCTCATCCCACGTTTGAGCAGAACCAGTATTACCTGAAGTTAATGGTATTCTAAATAATATTAAATCAAATGATGTTGCTCTTAATCTACCTTGAGACGTGTATTCGTTTGACAAACCTTCTTTATCGAATGAAGATGTATTTGTCATTCTTAATGTATGAGTTATTCCTGAAAATCCAGTACATCCTGTAGATATGACTCCGTCTTGAATTTTTTGGGTAAGACCTGATAAATTTAAATCAAATATAAATCTACTAAATCCTGGAGATGCAATTACATCTGATGATGAACCAAAATAAAGTTGTGTCCAAGGAGATTTACCTGTATTAGTAAAGCTGTTGGATAATAACGTATTATTACGACTAAAATATGAACGATGAATTGACATTATCTTTTTTAGATAAATATCAATTTATTCGAATATTTTGATTAATTACCTTTTGGTCAAATAAATTGAATTCTTCTAAAACTTGTTGACTAGTTATTGGTGCGGTTTCAGTGGTTGTTTCATAAGGTGGATAACGGTTATACAAGTGTTGGTGATTTAATAAAAATCGAACCATCAGTGATAATAATTTCTTTAAAGACTCACCCCTAACCATTCCCTCAGTTGCCTCCATATAGTTTGTTGAAAGTTTTAACTCACTAATACCATAAACATCTTCATCATCAACAATTATACTTGGTTTATCAGGTATCTGTGAGGTTCTTGAGATAAAAAATACTTTATCCGACCCTAATACTGCGTAAGACTGTTCAGTAATTTCTTTATTTAAACTGTTTATGTTTTGTAGTGAGGTCTTAAACAACTGACCAAAATAATTCTTTTTAGATATCAAACCGGCACCAGGATTTTCAGTTCTTGATTGTGGAAATACTACTCTTGAAGATAATGCGTTTATAGTTTTTCTTTGATTAGCATCCCCTTTATTTAATAAATTTTGGTTGGTAATACTTGGTCGGTAAAAAAACGGAAATCTATTATCTAAAACTTTTTGATAAACTCTTACTGTTTGTTCTACACCATCAATTATTGATATGTATTCAAAATCAATTTCACCAGAATTTAATCCTTTAAGGATTGAATTTACAATATACGATACCGTCTCTATGGTATAGACATTAACAAATTCATGTGTAAAATAAGGGAAAAAAGAAGTATAGTCATCTAAAAGTGTATCACTTCTAAAATTTGTAGTTGTTGTTTTAGAATTTCTGCCAGGTAAATTATATATATTAATATTACCTGAATATGGTCCATTTGTATTTTCATTAAATCCATAATCAATTTCATATTCAACCAATTTAACTATCGGTTGGTCGACTAGTTCTTCTTTAATAATTTTTTTTGTTGGGTTTTTTGTCGTTTTAAATTCAAAATCAGAAAGTTGTAAAAAAGAACGATTTTTATTAACTACAGGACTCTCATTATTTTTAAATTCTTTAGTCTTTCTTGCTCTTAAAATAACTTCAGTATCCTTAAGAATAATATCTGACCTTCCTTTTGAATAAAGTCCAACATCTTCAACTTCCGCCATAACACCTTTTGTTGAAGTGTTAAAATATCCATTACTATTTTTTAATGGTTTACCCGCTCTAACATTAGCTAAACTACCCAGTATACCTTTTGTTTGATTACTATCTTCAGCCTTCAATGAGGTTACCGTTGAAATTGGTGCTTTGATAAAAAATTGTCTTTTTCGACCTGTATTTTGAATTGAATTAAAATAAATTAATAATACACCATCATTAATTGCCGGTACAACATTTACGTTCATTGGCAAAAATGGAAAGAAAACAAAAGGGTCGTCATTTGTGAAATACAAATCTTCTCGGATATCGTCTTGATTGGCGTTTAATAAAGAACCTTTTGAATCAGTTCTATCTTTATATGAACCTATAATTTCTAAAAACTTTTCGTGTTCAGGTACAACCCTTACTCTCTCAAGTAAATACGGGTCATTATTATCTTTTACAGTTCCAAAATATAGTGTTCGATTAAGATTAGGATTAAACATTACTTCTTGACTCATATTCTTTCAATATTTGGTTATATAAAGATTCTGCTTTATCTAATTTTTTTGTCAATTTAATTACAATTTCTTTTGTTTCATCAAAATCTTTCGACAAAAAATCTAAGGCAATTATTAACTCTTTATTAGATTTATTTTTAAAATCAGATATAATTTCTTTTATTTTATTTTCCATTTTATATAGATTTTCCGACTATTCTAACAATTCCTGTTGGTTGACCTGTTGGTGCAATAGTTTCAACATAGGCAACACCCTCAACTTTTCCATTTTTGGCTCTTTCATTAAATATTGCCTGAAAAGTTGCGTAAGTCGCAACAGTTGCAATATCAGGTTCCCCATTTATACCTCGACCAACAGGTAATCCTAAACTTTGCATTTGTTCAATATACTCAATTAATTCTCTATCAGGGTTAGCCCCCGATAATGTTTGAGATAAAAAAAGAATTGGGGTTGGTATAAGTTCTTTTGTCTTTAATCTTTGTAAAGCCGCTATCCCACCAATAGATAGTAGATTAAAAATATAATCTAACAGAGATTTACATTGTCTATAATCATTTATCGCGTTTAATCCTCCTTGAACTATTAATTTTGTTTGTTGAATAATATTCTCAACTAATACGTAAAGGTATTTATTTTTATTTTTTAAAATATCTAAAACAATATTTTCGGCCAATTTAATTAAATCCTTTCTTAACCTATTCATTAATTCCTCAACAAAAACAGCACCTACACGAGAAATTACGTTAATCATAAATGACTTATTATTTTTAGCAAACGCCATGGCTCCTGGGAATTCATCTGTAACAGAATCCTCAACGGTTGAACCAAACTGAGATGATGATAATAATAATGATTGTGCAACTACAAATTGAGGAAATAATACTTTTGGAGATAATATCGAAGCAACAACACCTGAAATAAAATTTTTAATAATATCTTCATTGAAAGAAGCGTTAAAAATTTGAGGTAATTGTAAATTCCATCTTCTATCATTTGATAAATTAAAGAAAACTTCCTGTATTATTGTGTCAACGTTTGACCCATCATCATTTGTTTCAGTAATAATATCTGATATATATTCAGTATCAGTTACTGGTAATATTATATTATTACAATCGATAAACTCAACAGAACCTCGTCTGATTAAATCAATTTCGTTATCTATCTGAGATAATTCTGAAGGTGTGAATTCAAATAAACTATTTGTAGTGTCATCATATTCGGGATACTTAGATGTTCCACCTACATCAATTTCTTTATCATAATCAAAACACATACCCAATATTCTTTGTAGAATAATATAGAATTTTTTTTGGTCATTTAAAGAAACAGGACCAGTCCCTGCGTTAACTGTGAAACTATTTAAAACTAAATCAACAATTTTAGTAATCGCGTTCTGAAAATCAAAAATTTTCAAACTTTTATAGTAATCAACTAAAAATGCTGAAATTAAGTTAGGTGAATTTAATCTATCTAATAAAATAACTTTAAAATAATTACCTTGTACAACACCATTAAAAGTTTCATAACTTATGTTAAATAATGGTTGTCCTGACGCTCCATTGTATTGGAATACTAAACCATTTCCTTGTATTACTTGATAGAAAAATCTATTTGTGCTTTTAGGTGGTGAATCGGTTTGATTGGTATATGGTTTCTTTTCATAAATTGTTGCACCAAGTTGGCCATCAGGGTCAAATTGTAGTTGTTTCCATATATCAATCTTAAATATTGGGATGTATATTTCTTGATTTGTAGGGTATGTTTCGTCTTGAGCACATCCTGAAGATTTTAAAATTTCTTCTTCAATAATTTGCTCAACAATTGAAGGTAATTTTTGTAAAGATTCTTTAAGAATTTTTATTAATTCATCTTGTGTTGAACCATCATTAGATGTTTTAATCATCTCAATTAGTTCATCAAACGAAGTTGTAAATTTTTCTTTAAGTTCTCTGGCTTTTTCAGCACTATCCAAATTGATTTGGATATTATCAGCTCTTTTTTGAAAATTATTAGTGAACTTATCAATTCGATTATCATACTCAGTTTTTACCTCATTGAGTTTTTTAAAAGAATTAATTTTTCTTTTGGCATCGTCATATGATTTACTAATATCTATAGCCATTTTTTATATTGAAAAATTTTCGTTACTTGAATTTATATCTTTATCTAAAAGACCTTGTAAAATATCGTCATCCATAGATGAAATATCAAAACTTGATTCATTACTTTGTTGTTTTTCCCATATACCTGATTGTAACTTTGAAAGAGTTAATTTCTTTTCAACACAATCATTTATAATTTTTTGTTGTTTTTCGATTACAGGACCTATTAAAGTCATATCTTCAGGTTCCTTCATCATCCCAATCATTTTATTTTGAATTCTGATGGCAGTTGTCCTTTGCTCTACTAATTCGTTATATATTTCTTGCATCAAAGCAAGAATAGAATCTTTAGTAAAATTAATTTGTTTCTTTTTAGGTTTTGTCATACTAATAAATAGATATTTAGTGGAAATTTACTCTTCCTTAACATCTATTAACGAAGAGTAAATTTTCTTGAATTTTTTAATTGAAGCTCTAATCTCTTTAGTTGACATATTTGTCATTTCACGAATAGATAATAAAATTACATTTTTATTAAATTTATTATTATCTGTTGCCGGAAATATCGTTTCGTAATTGTCTAAAATATCGATAAGTGCAAAACCTAATTTTAATTCATTATCATTTAATTCATCTTCTTCTATTGTTGTTTTAATATAATCTTTTAATATCGGAATTACATTATATTCTTGAATAGGTTCAATTTCTAAATAATAAATCATTTCAGGTCTATTTTCTAAATCACTTGAAATATCCTCATATGAAATTTTTCTATTTGTTTCTTTTTGGTCTTTTAATATTTGGCCCATAAGATAATTCTTACAAATAGTTCCAAAATATGAGTAAGCTTTCTTTTCTTTTGAAGGACTAAATTTTTCAATTTTTGTCATCAAAAAAGAATGTGTGTCGGTATGAATTTCAGTAAAATTCATATCTTTTCTATACAATTTATATCTTCTTATTATCGAAGATATCATCTTATCTAAAGGGAATCTTAAAAATTCATTATAAATTTTATTTTTTTCCTCAGAAGTAGATGCGGTTAGAAATAATCTAACAGCATTTTCCTCTCTTATATCAAAATAATTTTCTGTGGCCGGTTTTTTCTTCTTAGTTAAAGAATCTTGAACAGACGTTGCACTTAAAATCATTAAACATTTTCAGGTGTATATTTTATGTTTCTGTCTTGGCTAAAGAAATATTCTTTTTTTGCAGTATTAACCCAAAACTTAACTTCATTTTCTGTTAACACATTTTCACCATTTTTATAATCCCAAAAAATAGAACCTTCTCTTAAATTCATATGTTTATAACCAATTCTTGGTATTGTC